TAGAAGGAAATGAGATTGACCTACCTGACTACTGGCTAGGTTTGGTGGATGAGGATACAATCACAGTCCAACTCACACCAAACAAGGGATTCCAGCAGATTTATGTCGAGAACATATCAGACAACAAGGTGTACGTCGGCACACAAAGCGACAAACCGATTGATTGCTTCTACTTCATACAGGCAGAAAGAAAGGACATTGACAGGATGGAGGTCGAGTATTAATGGCAAATAGCGATAAGGACATCAAGATTACACCAAATACAGGAGAGTCTGCTTCGCCTAAGATAGAGGTGACAGGTGCGGATAACGCAACCAAGACCATAACAATAAACGATGATGGCACTATATCGTTTGATTCCACCATAGCAGCAACTTCAGGTTCAATAGCAAATGGAAATGCGAACTTAGTGACAGGAGATGCGGTGTTCGACTACATCGCAACAAGCCCACTTACAGTCGGAAACGTAATAGAAGCATCAGGCACATCTGCCCTTAAACTAAAAGCAGGTTCAAGTTTCATCGATATTCTAGACGGTGGTGTAAGCAACCACATCAATGTCACTCCTGCTAGTGGTCGTTTGAATCTATTTGGAGAGACACTCGCAATCGGTGAGGCAGACTCAACAATAACAACCGGAGGAACATATGACTTGACTCTAGATACAAACGGAGGAACAAACTCCGGTTCGATAAAGATACTAGATGGTGCAAATGGAAACATAGAGTTGGATAACAATGGTTCAGGACAGGTGGTATTCAAGGGTAATTCAACGAAGGGTTCCGGTCAATTCGTACTTAATTGTGAACAAAACTCTCATGGTATTGTTGTCAAGGGTCCACCACACTCTGCGGGAGCATCATACACACTGACGTTGCCTGATGATGATGGTGCTGCAAATCAAGTCCTAAAGACAGATGGATCAGGTAATCTCAGTTGGGTTGACCAAAGTAGCGGGGGTATCTCCGATGTGTCTTCTGACACAACACCACAATTAGGTGGAGATTTGGATGTCAATGGAAACAAGATTACATCAGCCTCAAACGCTGATGTCACAATAGAGCCAAATGGAACAGGTGACATCAACCTCTTTACCGACAAGGTGGTTGTAGGCGATGCCTCCACTAACTTTGAGATACAACACAGGACTACGACAAACTCCCTACTGCAATTCCAAGCAGGAGGAAACACACGACTCGTATCTGATGCTGCCATATACATAAACGCAGATGAAGCAGGAACAAGTAGTGCTACTGGTAGCCTAATTAGACTTAATGCAATAACAACAAATATTGGTAAGCACAACACCAATGCCACTCTAACGACATCAGGTACAGGTGACTTGACCCTAAACACAAACTCAGGAACGAACTCAGGAACAATAAAGATTTTCGATGGTGCTAATGGAAACATAACACTCACACCGAATGGCACAGGAGCAGTCAAATTCTATGATGCCTACACGTTTCCGACATCAGATGGTAGTAATGGACAGGTTCTAACTACCGATGGTAGTGGGACATTATCATTTACAACAGTAAGTAGCGGTAGTGGTGGTGCTGTTTCGGCAGTAGCCAACGGTGCTGACAATCGTATTGCTACGTTTAGTAGCGCAGATGCTTTGAATGGTGAGGCTAATCTGACATTCGATGGAAGCACACTGTCAGTAAATGATGCAGGTATAGACATAAGAGAACAATATGGAAGATTGAATTTCAAGAAGGACGCATCTACTGGTTTTGTGAATAACTACGCTATCTTCTTCTATAACAATACGGATTCGATCAGAGGTGCGATAAACTTCAATAATTCAGGCGAAAGGATGGGTTTCAGAACAGGTTCCGATTACCAAATCTACCTACAAGACGGTGTTTTCTATCCTGTGACTGATGATGACGTAGATTTAGGAAAATCAACTAACAAGTTCAAGGACTCATTCTTTGGCCTAGTCGATGCTGAGAACTTCAAGATAAATGGTGGACAAGGTACTGATGGTCAAGTGCTAACATCAACAGGTAGTGGTGTTGCTTGGGAAACCCCAAGCGGGGGAGGTGGTGGTAGCACATCACCTGCTGGTTCGGATGGTCAAATCCAATACAACAACGGGGGAAGTTTCGGTGGGGATGCAGACTTCACTTGGGATGATAGCAACAACAGATTGGTCATAGGCTCAACCACATCACAACATGATAGTCTAGGGAAGTTGACCGTTAAGGGTACTGATGCGGGAATGCTCATAGAAAAGCACGACGATGGTTCAAGTGGTGGACCTACTCTCGCACTTTACAGGTATTCTGCATCTGTCGCTGATAATGATTTAATTGGTCAGGTGAATTTCCGAGGCGAGGGTTCGACAGGAAATCCATCAACATACATGTCTATCAGAACTGAGATAGAAGATACCACTGAGGGAACGAAGGACGGCTCATTGATTGTTAGGGGATTAATCAATAACTCACAGACGAACTTGGTCGAGATTCATGGAGCAGGTCTTACGTTGAGTCAAGGGTCATACAATGTAGGCAATGTATCTAAGGATGCTAATACTGTATCAGGTTCTAGTTTGGCTAATGGTAGTTCTGTGACATTATTTACTGTCCCTGTCACTACTAGAGGATTTAGAGCAACTATATATGTGAAAGACACAAGCAACACTGAATATCAAATCGAAGAAATAATAGGATATAACACAGGATCGGGCGTTGATTTCTCATCATTCGGTCAAGTCTACAGTGGTTCTGCTCCTATCGGTTCTCTTGATGCGACGAATAGTAGCGGCACAACATTAATACAATTTACAAACGGACAGGGTAGTGCAATTAACTACCAAGCCACTATCAGTGTGACGCATATGGATTTGAGTTGAGGTGATTGAATGGGAAGACAGCCTTTTAGATTAGTACAAGCAGATGGAACGGTTAAGTCGGCAGCAGATGTAGGTGCTGGTGGAGGTGGTAGTAGAAGCACTTTGCTAAAAGCATTCGTAGATGGCTATGGTAAGAACAACACTAACGCAGGTGTATCAAACTATCAAAATACGTTGACCACAGCGAATCACACTTCACAAAGCCTTTATTCCACAATAACACTCAATAATGCTAATTATGAAGGGGCGCATGGATATCCATTTATGGCTACTATGGATGGTAGTGTGACAAAGGTGAGGGCTAGATTTTACAGGGCAGAAACAGGTTCGGAGTTAACTGACCCTAAAGTAAGAATAGGTATCTATGATGTTGATGAGATAAGCACAGGTAGATTGCAGGTCACTGACCTACAAGGGTATTGGGATATGCCAACAGACTCAACCGGACATGTGACAATCACAGGTCTTACGAGTGGTAGTGTTAGTCTGACTAGGGGAAAGATGTATTTCGTAGCCTATGTTCTACTATATGACTATCAAGGTAATTCATCCACTTGCGCTCAATTTGCTGGAAACTCTAGTGACTTTGAAAGGCAGTTGATACATGGCGTTAACTCAAACCCAACTAAACAAGCGTACCTATACGAACCTGCATTAGACCATACCTTACCCTCTACATGGGGCCATAGTGCAAATTATTTTGACGTAGGCACAACCTTTTACAGTAGACCTTGGTTCAACTTATATGCTTCGTAGGTGATTAAATGGAAAGAAATAGACCGGGAATACCCCTTAGAAACTCAATAGAGTATAACAATGGAATACGCACTGAGACAATGGAAGATATTGATTGGTTTGATATAAGAGAACATAGGAATGCTTGGCTGGTATTCACAGACATATATGCTCTAAGCGACATCAACTCAGGCTTGACAGAACAACAAAAAACTGAAATAAACACTTTCAGACAAGAACTGAGGGACATCACAGAATATGCCACTGCAAATGAGGCATGTGATAACTTTCCACAAGTACCGGATTGGGTAGAGGATTGATAGAAAATGGCACTTAGAATAACATATGAAACAGACCACGGAATAAACTGCACTGAAGCGCATTGTGTGATAAGTAGAGCAAGATGTATCAAAGGAGAAGCGAATTTCACATTGACATACAATGGGGAGATATATTACAATGAGCAATCGTATTTAGATGGAAAGACACCCGTTGCCGGATTCAACATGGAGTACGAATTAGACATAAATGATGATGCTAATCATTACAATATAGTAAAGGAATGCTATGAGCATCTCAAGACTGTCGATGGATTCGACAATGGTGTAGATTGTTAGATTTCAAACCTACTAGAGACATGCATCTGCACCAATACGCAGATGAATACTATGTTGAAGTAGAGTATGAGCATCGTGGATATCTCTACTCCCCTTTGCTCATTGATGAACATAGTCATCAATATGGTGTATGACATCAACAATACTACAACGAGGAAAGTTGAGATATTGTAGCCAACAGTGCCGAACCTCATCAGTTCAGCCTCAGTAGTGTCATGAGCGTGGTCATGAATCTATTTCTATTCGGCACATCCAATGTTAATTCGTCCATCGTCTCATTAGCCCACTCATTGAACCATTGGCAGTTCCGTTCCACAGTGTAGAAATTACACTGGGTCGTAAATTAACATTGTGTTTGAAGGGGCGATCTTGTGCAAAAAAACGAGCCTAAATTTTCTCGAAATTTTTTTGGGAGGCGGAAGCGACGGACCAAAGGCCCGAACACTCCCGACACTCCCAAATCTTAATTTTCTTTGGCGAACCGACGTATACGCCTGATATTCTCAGGGGTATTGTCCATTGTCCACAATAGGGGCATTTGTCATGAAGACCCACTTCTCTCACTCTCTTCCCTGATGAGCGTTTCCATGTACTCTTCCACGTTAGAGTGCGTGTATCGAGTGCTGCCAAACGCTGCAAAGAAAAGCAACGAGATTACTATCACAAATATTATCCAACCAAACCATTCCCAAGGTGTCATTTACCATTCAACTCCTAATTCAACTTCTTCTTCCTTCTCAATAGAATATCCCTTGACAAAGGAATTCTCTTGACCATACTTCCATAGATCATAAACCAACTCGCAGTCCTTAAGACAATACTCAGCAACCTCAGAGTAGCCACCCCTCTTCCAAACGATAGGTGCTTCCTCACTTGTCATAGTCTTGTCGTCTCCTAGGGTCTTCGTCACAAGGTTCGATAGGGTGAATCTCTCACCTGTTATCGATCTTATGTCCCTACTGGTATCGATGTAGGCTTTCTTATCTAGGTATTTCTTTATGCAATATATGTCAAGTGCATTCTTCAACACAGGAAGATCGAAGGAAACGATGTTGTGTCCTAGTAGTTTGCCTCCCTTCTGCAAGTGATCATCGAGATCATACTTCAATTGCGAGATAGGCTTTACAGTATAACCACTCTTCTGAAGGGAGTCAACTGGCTCATCGATGTATATCGTGCCGTTGCTACCATCCCAAGTACATACAGTCGATACCTGAAACATATGGGTATTGCCCCATCCCCCTATCTCATGGGAGTAGTTCTTCGTCTCAAGGTCTATCGCTAGGACACTCATTTCTTATCATCTGACCAAAGTTTGTCTATCTTCTTCTGCTCTGCTGCTTTGGGATCGGGAGCGGTTGCTGGTGTTCCTTTCGCCATCCATGCGCATAGTTTGTCTCCACCTACGTTGATCATGGTCTTCACTTCCCATCCTTCCTTTCCATAGGTGTTCAAGGACTCCGTAATTACCTTGGGTCCATCACTTACATCGAATATCAGATATTGGTGTTCGTATTTCATAATACCACTCTTTCCAATACAATGTGTGATTCGGTTGGTATTTGAACATTGTCAATCTTTTCATCCTCTTTCATGGTAATCATTCCCCTACCCACTTTATGTATGCCTTCTTCGCTATCCTCTTTTCCTCAAAGTTGTCTGATATCTTTTGGAACCACTTGTAGATAGTTGATTCTCCCTTCTTCGTGGTTGATCTAACCTTACCTATCAATATGGTCTTGTTGACGAACCCATCAGAATCAGGCTTGTTCAACTCGTCATACACCTGCTTGAAGATATTCACGTTTGCCTTCTCTTGAAGTCCCTTTCTCTCGACTCTAAGTGCAGTATCCAGCCACGATACTAGACTCTTGTAGCACTGCCTGATCAGTGATCCTGCCTGTGCCACGTTCCTTGAGTTCACTTGGAACCTCTTTGATTTGTCAGTAATACTAGGTGCTTCTGCGATTGCACATAGCATCGATATCCTGACCAAGTGGTTGTTCAACCTAGTTAAGAAGTTCGTTGCTATATCCATAACTTCAGCCCTACTGCTTTCCACATACTTACGCATACTCTCATACTCACGAAGCACTGCGTTATTGAAGTCATTGGAGAATGTCATTACCTTGAGTGGGTCATTACCTACATCGGTATATCTCTCCTTCAATGTCTCATGTACCTTGGCAAAACCTTGAGCAAACCTCTCGATGGGTGCTTTGTTGTCTACTACCTTCCCATACTCGTTGATCACACTAGTGCGTATCTCATCTTGGATCGATTGGGGAACCTCCCAAATGAATATCAGCATCCTTTGCATGATACCCTTCTCAGCAATAACCGATGTCAGTGCCTTTGGTATGTATGAGGTGGCGTAGACAGACCGTTGACATCTGCATTCTAGGACAGTATCACCATCCTTGAGTTTCTTGGTGATGACCCAGTTCTCTCCCCAAAGAGTATTCATCAGTGTCATGAGATACATAACCACATTCTCTTTGTGTTGTGATTGCTTGAATACACCCGAATACTCAAATTCGTCGTATACGATCAGTCCATCTCCTTCCAATGCACCCTTGATCTGCACATCGATGTATTCTCTCACTGGACCCTCACCGTTATCCACGATGACTTCCTCTTGCTTCATCGATCCTATCAGTGCTGCATCTGTTATCTCCTTGACATCGAAGATGTCAAAGTAATGTCCTCTAGATTGTAGCAATTCAAACGTCTTCTTCGCTACAGGACCAAAGAAGTTGTACAACTCGGTCTTTCCCGAACCTGAAGTCTGCATCCAAAGGAAGGGTATTCTTGTGTCTTCCCTTCTCTTTCCACTTGGGATGCAAACCATGTCCTTAGACATCTGCCCTAACAACACGAATGCTGACATCGCAGCAGGTACGTGGTTGTATTTCGACACATCAGTTGCACTTGCAGTATACTCCTTGATCAAGGCTGGCAAGTCCAACTTGTTGCTTACTTCTGTCTCCTGTTCTTCTTCTAAGAACCCATAGTAGAGTTCATCTTCATCATATCCATCTATCATTTTCATATCACCATTTTATCTTCGGAGTTTAGCACATCCAATATTCTATGTGCAAGGACTTTTCCGAATCCCTCTAGAGCGGCAATCTCCTTCACGGAGGATTCACCTATCTCCATTATAGACCCAAACTCATCAATCAGCAACTTAGCCTTTGAAGGGCTTATTCCCTTTATTGATGTCAGTACGTCTATCCTCAAATCACCTGTGCTTATCTTCTGCTTGATGAGGGTAGGGGCATGTATGTCCCTACTCACATTGCTCATCTTGCACACTGATGTTATTATTCTAGCAGCCCTCTTCGCATTATCGACTAGGATGATGTTAGCGTCTGTATCTAACAGTATCCTGCCTATGCCACCGAGGAACTTGTTCGTGTACATGGCGATTGAGTTCTTATTGAACTTCATCCCCATGACTCGCTTTGCGTATTCCGTTATCGCTGCGTCAATGTTTCCATAGACTATTACGATGTTGTTCATGTATGCCCTATCCATGTTATCCAGTTGGTTCCATAGTCTCTTGTTGACCACTGAACCTAGGAAGTCTATGGCAGACTTTGCCTCAAAGCACGTTTCTCCATAGATGTAGTCTCCTATCTCCAACCACTTCTTCTCATATGGTATATTCAACTTCATAGCATGAGTCTCAACCATATCAGCGAGATCAGAGTTCTCTCTACTATCTATGAGTAGTTTATTCATACACAACCACCAACTAGATTGAATGTGCTTTCTATGAATGCCATCATTCCCGTTAGATAGAATCCTACCCTAGTGTAGAATATCTTATCCTCCCTATCCTGTTTCTTTTTCTTAGCATCAATGACCGACTTGGCAGTATCGATGATTGGGCTTTCTACTATTTCCTTCTTCTTTCTAGAGAATATCTTCTTTATCATTCTGCATACCTCCAACATCTTCCAATGCAGTATCCCTGTGGAATCAAGACGTTCTTGCATCCGGGTGCATTGTATCCCTTCTCAACGATACCTCTTAGGTATCCTCTCGTCACTTGAGGGTTCCAGTCTCCCCATACATCAGGCTTGGAGTTGGCGATGTGTTCAAACTCATCCATGATGATCTCCATTGCTTCCTCCTTCTTTTCCCTCGTTATATTTCTCTCGCCTAGAGCGAGTATGTCCCTATACCAAAGTGCTAGATACACCCTAGCGAAGTGACCGGGATTCTCAACCATGATGGCATTGTGCAAGCAAGGAAGGATAGGAAGTTTGCCTACAGGTTTAGGTGGAATAATTTCCTCCTTTGAAATCTCGATAGGCTCGACTTCAGGCCATGTAATCAGTTCGCTGCCGTGAGTACCATCGACTAGCCTAGGCTGCTTTGCTAGGGCTAGAATGGGGTCTAATCCGTTGCCGATGTCACCGATGAGTAGGGGGATGCAGAAATAGGGCTCGCCCTTACCATCATCACTGCTCATATTGACTGTATTGGGTATTCTTCGGAGTCTGTTCGTTTGAATACCACTATCGTCCAAGGTGTTCCTGCCCTTCCTGATCTTCATGTACCATCTTTGTATCTGACGTATGTTGTCTGCTTCGATACCGTATACTATCACATGAAAGCCCTTTCCACTGAAGAAAGCCTTGAACTTGATATCATCCACAATCAACTCAGTGAGAACCGATGTCATGTCATCATATGCCTCCTGTAGCGTCTTGTCACCATGAGCATCGAAGTCCAAGAAGGCCCTGTCAAGGATGATGGATGAGTCTATCTTCACATTGTCGTTGAACTTCTTGAAGTCATAGATCGTGAAGTAGCAGTTCATCATACCATTGTAGGTATTGATGAATTCAATCAATTCTACCCTATTCTTCACTATTCTTCTCTTCATCTGTCTCGCTTGGGGCAGGTGGCTCCCCGCCCAAACTTCCTTCGGAAACATCATTTTTATTACCTCCAAATCTCACTGTAGCAGATGATAACTCGATTTTTATCGTCTCCGCTATCTCCGCTTTTATTTTCATTAGAACCTTCTTCTGAAATTCTTCGCCTATCTCATTCCAAACTATGTCCAACTTATCCTTTGGAGTCATGTAGTCATACGCCTTGTGCGCCATTATGTTTATCGTGGTCTGAACATTCGATATCTCTTCAAAGGTCCATTCTTTCTTCTTCAGTTCATTCATTATGTATTGGTTCAAATTCATTACATCCAACTCTCTTCTTGTGCTTTCTCACATATTCCATAGAAACTACAGTTCTGACATGTCTTGAAGAAATACTTCGCATAGAAGTCATCCTTCTCATAGGATGCCAATAACTCAACTAGTCCCTTCAATACTGCTGTATGACTAGATGGTTTACATTCCTCGACATATGTATAATTTGATGCGGGGTAGTACCAACCCCAATACTTCATCTCATACTCAGGGTTCAATCCATTCTGCTCAAGGACTTCGGGACTTGCACTATCAAAGAGTAGTTTGTAGAACGCCATCTCCTTCCTCATCATGGTTCTCTTGTAGTCCTTCCAAGGCCCGGTCTTCAACTCCATAGGGATGTAGAAACCATCTTCCTCAAAGATTCGATCAATGATACCCTGTATGTGGACCTTGTATGGTCTTGACAATTCGACCTTGGGATTCCAATCGGGTTGTATGACAATCTGTGCATCGAGTATTACCTCATTACCCGGTGGTAGGAACTCATGTGTCTTACCCTCATTCCTAGCCTCGATGAATCTTTGTGTCGCATTCGTTGCCATAGTGTCATACATATCAGAATAGTCGTCTATTGGAAACAGGCTCATGCAGTAGTTCTTCACCTCAGAGGGAGTCATCGTCTCCGCCTTCTTGACATCGAATGTATTGAAGAAGTCCTCTTGCGAGTTGTGTATTATACTACCCTTAGCCATAGCGGGACTTTGATCGATGGGCAATCTCATCGGATATTGAAAGAAATACCTAGCAGGACACCATTGAAAGGAACCGAATGAAGACTTCGTTATCTTCAGTATAGGTTGCGTCTCATCATCATAACTTGCAGGATTCCACTCATACGTATATTCTCTCATCAAAACCACTCATCCAATGTCTTTTGTTTTCTGTCTTTTCTTATTCTTTGCTCATCCCAACCCATTGCTCTAAACACAGGGCTGGCCTTCTTCACTATAGATTCTGCATAGTGACTCCAATCAGGAGTGAAGTTTGCGAAGTCTTCTATCCTAGGTGCTGAATAATACTCAGGCTTCACCACCACTTGTTTCGTAGGATGCACTAGGGAGTGTGGGTTGTTCCTTATCTTCAGATATAGATAGGAGTCATCGATGTGATCCTTGTTCAACTTGTTATGTAGAAGCACACCTATCACTCCCGAACCCACTGTTGGTTTCTTACCTGCTCCTTTCCATCCCTTTCCCGATTTCTTCACAGTCTGAAATGATGGTGACTCACAGCACAATGCCTTGGTGAGAAACATGAGGCTAGATGTAGTATCGCAGTTATTGCATAGAACATGGAATCTTTCAGGTCTATACCTACTTCTCTTCAGCACCCTCTCAGTCTTTATCTTACCGAGTTTGGTCTTCTCGTATATCTCATTGAGATATTGAACTACCTCGTCCTCGGTCTTCTCATTCACCCACATGTTGAGTACGGTGATCTGAACCTCCTTGTCCAGTTGCGTTTCTGATACTCTCTTTGCAGTGAATCCAGTCATGACGAATTCCTCTTCATCGAGGAACTCCCCATCCTTCCAAGTGATCAAACCAGCATTCCTGTTCTTGGTAGCACCCACACCTAGGGTTCTGAAATACTTCTCAAACTCCAAGGTGACGGGATGCTCATCAAGGCCCAACACATTAGGAAACTTGGATCGAACATGATCGTTCAATGTGGATAGTACAGACTGTGCTTCCTCAACACTGTCCACTTGACAGTATATCGAATCTGTGTGTCCATATACCACTTCCATTATTCTTCCTCCCTGAATTGTCTAGCCCATTTCAACGGACTCATCATGAAGATGTAGTTGTTGAGCCAGTTCTGCACACAGAAGTTGCAGACGAAACCGCTCTTTGTGTCACAACCAGCAGCATAGTTGCTGCTCACATTACAGACATAGCATTCCTTGAATATTACTCCACTCATGATAACTGCCTCACTTTGAATGCTGCTTCACGAATGGCCTCCCTAGCACTAGCAGTAATACTTGCTGCCAAGTCAACATCAGCCCAACCGAACCCTTGGTATGCAATGATACCGTAGAAGGATGCCATCAATCTCTTGACTGCTAGTTGGTTGTTGTTCCACTTGGCATACTCCGACTTGTTTTCTGCCTTCTTCATGTTTCTCTTGTATTCATTACGTAGTTCCTTCAACTCCAATACTGCCCTAGGTAATAGTCCTAGTTCATCAGTCTTGTAGTATAGCATCTTGGTGTTCTCTACATCCGAGAAGTCCTTTGGTGTGAATATGTTCACTGCAAACTCAGTCGGGTTATCGGATTTAGTCTCCCAAGATATGTTCCTCGCTATCATCATAGATGGGTATAGTCCAGCGAAGTCAAACGCTGCCACTCCTAGATGAAGACCGTTGGTTCCTGCTTCTAGCGGATCGTATACCATTGCCCCATCGTAGTCAACCCTTTCTCCCTTGGAGCCTGTGGGTGCTTTCCATGATGCGTTGCGCATGAAGTAGATACCACCCATGTGACTAGCATAGAAACACGCATCGAATGGTGCTTTCAGTAGTCTTTGTAGTGATATGATAGCCTCACTTGTGTAGTTTTCCTCATCTATTCTCCTAATTAGGTCAACGTCAATCAATGCATATCGCATGTAGGTGTGAGTATCCTCCAACCATGCTCTTGCGAAGAACTCGTTCTTGTCTGGAAACTTCTTACTGACTAGTTTCTTCTCGCCAAGCACTTCTGTTGAGATGTAGTCCAAGGAAAGCGATGGTAAACTGCCTCTTTGAGCATCGTTCCACTGTCTTTCAAACGCTAAATCTAAATTTAGGGTAATTCTTCCCTTGATTGGTTGTTCAATCGGAGAAAAAGTCTCTTTTCTAAAGGTAAATCCTTCTTTTGTTGGATAAAACCCTGTTATTTCTCCAACAGGAGACATAACTCTTGCATCTATCTTGTTTTTTATGCATCTTTCTAATAGTTTTGGTAAATCGAACTGATTTCCGAACCATGATATAAGCATATCGGGGTCATCATTGATGATATCTGACAAAAACGCACTAATCATGGTGCTTTCACTATCAAATCTCCTTGTGATGACCCTCTTATCGTCAATGTTGTTTACAGAAACCATGTATTGTAGTTTCATCTCAGGAAACCACACATACTGATAGAAGCACTGCCTATAATTGTCATAGACGACAATACAGGTGATGGAACCATTGTGTTCTCCACCTTGCTGCCACTCCATGTCCCAATACCACTTTCTGAATCGGTATTCAGGTATCTCATCCATTTCATCGACTGCATATCTGTGGTGATGTGACACATCAGCCTCAAATGTAAGATGAAAAGCCTCCCTAGCATCACGCATGTGCTTTGGGTGCTTTGGCTCAAAGAATACCTTGGACAATGATGATCCTTGTAGGTCAACTGCTACATCATGCTCGTATGTGAAATCAAACTCAGTCTTCTTACCCCACTTGTTCGTAGTGGAGGATCTATCCTTCACAGCATCGTCCCTCCTGACATAGAAGTATGGTCTGAAATCATTGAATGATACAAACTTCTCATTTCTAATTGGTTCGTCTCCTTCTCCTTCTCGCCATCTTAAACAAACACCTTCATCTGTTGGTGCTATTATCATTCTATCACCTCGCTAAATATGGGGCCTTCAACAACACACGGTTGTTTGAAACTATCAATATGGGAAAGTCATCCCTCAGATACACAGTGGTATCATCGTTTAGTATGGATGCGAAAACACCCGTCACTTCAACAGTCGATTGTTCTCCCTCTACAGATTGTGTGTCAATAGTGGTGAGATAGGACTGTATGGTTCCATCCTTGTTTGAGGAAAGTTGGAACTCATTACCGTCATAGTTGAACTTGTATCTACCAGTCTTCAGGACATCACATCCCTTCGCAGCATCAATCAAGTCCGTTGCACTGACCACTACCTTCGTCTCAAACGGTGTGTTGTTCTTACCGAATACAGGCATACCCTCAGTGGGTATCGATAGTGTTCGTAGTCTCTCGATCATCGCATAGTTAGGATGGTTGACCGCTATGCCAAAGGATGCGGTCTTGTTTGATGTCCTCAATCTGACATAATCACCAACCTCAACGGTGACATCACCCTTGAATGTCTTCAAGTAGTTGAGAAACGTATCAACTACTATCGCACATTCACCGATGTCATCAACCGTATCCAGTGGTATAGTAGCAGAACAGACGGTACTCATGTCTGCATTGAACAGTTGCACACCGTCTGTCCTTGCTACCATATACGCTGAAGGTGATAGGTTTCTCCTAGATACTGAAGCACCACTTGGATAGTCGCCACGCATTAGTATATCATTGAGATTCTTGATTAGTATCTTGCTATCCACAGTGAACTTCATAGTTTACCAGTCCTAAGTTCCTCTATACCATTCCACTTGTTCTGTCCGTTGGTTGTGAATACAACCCATTCCTTACCAACAAGATCAGGGTTCGTCTTACTTGCTTGTAGTTCTGCGACGTAGTTCGTCACTGTCCCTGCTTTCATCTTCTTGATGTGTACCATCTGATTGAACCTAGCAGGTGTTGACTTGTGCCAATCAGGAACCTCGCCAACAGGAACAGGAACCGATATACCCTCATACAGTGGTTTCATGTGAGTGATTAGGAATCTATCACAGTTCACCGATAGGAAAGCGTCTAGAAGACGATTGTATATCCTGTTCCTTATCTTCCAATCCAAGGGAGTCACAGATACAGAATCTGTATCCTTGATGATGGAGCCCGACTTGGATTGGTTCTTTGCCAAGTGTTCCCTCAACGCATCGCTTGATCCCTCGTATGCCTTGTCAACTCCATCAAGGATGAAAGCCTTGGTGTTCTTGTCAGCGTTAGTCTCTTCCTTTACCATCTCAATGAAGGCATGGGCATTGTTGAAACTCTCATTCCAATCAATAGACCCATCGCCCTTCATCTCCAACGGGTTGAAGATAACGATGTCATCAGTTCTATCCCATCCAGCATCCCATGTTGCTTCTGCACCATCATCAAAGTCAAGAACGAAGACCTTCATCTTCTTCTCTATCTCTTCAGGTGTTCTGCAATCAAGGGCAATACCAGTCTTTCCGACCTTGGGATTCCCTGTGATGGAACAAAGGAGGAACGATCTATCTCGCTCCTTCCTGAGTTTCATCTGCTCAAGGATCTTGGCCTTCCTTTCCTCAAAGGAAATGTTCGCTATCTCGGTCTTGCTTTCTTCACTCGGTTTAGTAGTCCAACTCATATGCATCACTTACGTATTTCAATTTAGGTTCGTTTCTTTGGTAGTCGCTGTATGCCTCTAGTATGTGGTTCAGTTGCTTCAACGACGTTTGTATTCTGATCTCCTTGCCGGAGGCACTGTGGAACTTTATCCAATAAGCCCCAGTGTCTATGTTTCTTCTCCATGTGATGAAGTCAATCTTGGACATATGCATCGCAAACGATGGTCCGTGAATGAATTCACCAGTTAGTTCGTATGTCAATTGCGTCATCAGAACCAGTCCGTATTGTCTTCAACAGATATTGTCACAGGTTCAGCAGACCCTCTCTTGTCAATGGCGTAGATACCCGACACGTTGATTGTCGCTGAATTTAGATTGCCGTTCTCATCTCTAGACTGTGAGGTTCTACCAATGACAGCAACAGTGGAACCTATGCCAAAGTCAATATCGAGATGTGGTGGAATCCAACAGGTAGTTCCTGCATATCCATCACCATCATAGTCGAAGTCAGAGTTCAAGTCTGTAATCGATATGATGCGATTGCCGTTCTTCGTGGGGTTCATGTTCATGCTTGACACAGAACCGTCAGTGACAACGAATCTCTCGTTGTAGTTCTTCATCGATGCAAGACCGTGATACCTGTCTAGGTCTAGTAGTGGGGAGTAGTTGTCCTCACAGAACTGCATCAATAGGTCTTGCATGTTGATTGCCTCAACATCCCTCTTCTCGACATCGCCTTCAGGTAGGTTGTCATTGTATACGAGAGATGCGAGAGTAGTCTCAGTAGCACCATGTATCTTCAGATTATCATTGCTGTTCGGTATGCATGTGAAATGCACAAACGTGAACGTAGCAGGGGAGAATCCCCTTGATGCTTCACCCTTGTAGTTGAAGTAGTATCTTCCGAAACCTAGTCCCTCAACTTCACCGATGAAGATACCGCTTCTCCTGTATTCCTCTACAGGAAGTGGTCTTCCGTAGTTCTTGTTCGGGTTCATTCCATATGCCTTCATAGCATCTAGTGGTATGATGTGAACACCATCACCGACATCCATAGCAGCAGGGTGTAGGGTATCGGATACCTTCACCCTCTCTTCACCATCGTGCATTCTTCGCATCGTATACTTACCCTGACCAACAGGGTTCGTCTCAACGATAGCGACCTTACCTGAGTTGTATGCAGTATCGTTGGATATCTGATACTCCTTCTTCACTCGGTCCCTTTGCATAGCCATCATGTCCCTCGCCTCATCTAGAGAGATGAAGAAACCGAAAGCCTTGCGGAACAATCCGCCACTGTTCGTATTTTCTGTTCTGTTCGCCTGTCTTGCACTGCTGAAGAACTGCCTCCAAAGAGAAAGCACTATCAAAGCATCAGAACTCTTATCGAGACTGTTCTGTGAACAAATCTCATCGATCTTAGCCCAAGCATCATCGATGCTCATGCCAAGAAGTTCTGCTGCCTTCTCTACCTCGTTCTTCAATTTCATTTCATCTTCTTTCATTTTCATCACCTATTGTTTTCCTTCTTTTTTCATATTCTGACTTTGGGCCGTCAAGTGCCTCATCATAATTTACGTCGTTGATGATACGACGATACTGGTTCCGTGTGCAGCCGAACCTTCGCTGATAGTAGTTATCCGTCCAATACTTTTCATTTTCTTTCATATTATTACCTCCTATTCATCTCATAATCATACGAGTTGAATACGTATTTTTCCCATTCTGTTATCGCACTAGCGATCTTATTATCATACTTCCCACAGATGATCGTGCCTGATTTCAAGTGTATCTCTACGATCATATCATCAGTATCTTCAACATTAGTTTGTCTTGGTCTAGTAATGATACATGCTATCTCTCGTATGTCTATTAGTTTCTCTATGTCTTTTTCCGCATTATGTATTCCTATTATCATCTTACCACCATCTGTCCTATCATCCAAGATGCGAGTATCTTGGGAGTCATCGTTCTGCTTCTCCATTCGGACTCTCCAATGATCCGAAGGAACTTGAATTTGTTATCATGCTCCATCTCCGAATTGAGAACTACATCGTGTAGATTAACACAAATCTGAGTCATGTCTGATGTTTCGTAGATCATTTTATGCACCTTATCTAACGCTGATTGGAATTGTTTATTTTCTATTTCTGTTATTATTTCGTTATAAGATGTTAAACTCTTTACTAACTGTTCTGCTAACGGGGAACCACTGTGTACTGCTGCTTGGAGTTCTGTGACTCCCCTACGCATATCTCCATGCAGTCCTGATATAAAACGTCTTAGTTCATCGAGTTCGATATGGGTGATATTCTCCCTATCGAGTATGTTCGTGAGCATCGTCTCCATGTTCAGGTCAGAGAGCCTTGTGAAGTTGTAGTTGGCACATCTAGACTGCAATGGGTAGATTATACGATGTCTCTCATTGCATGTGATGATGAACCTACAGTTAGCCTCATACCTCTCCATGATTCTCTTCAATGCATTCTGAGCATCCTTGGTCATGCCATCCATCTCATCCAATAGGATGATCCTGAAGGGTATGTCACCTATCTTGGAACTTGATGCGATCTCCTTGATGAGAGTCCTCACTGTCTCTAGTTTCCTATCATCGGAGGCGTTTATCTCAAAGAAGTTCTCTTCCTTCTCATCGCCTAGTAGGTCATTCGCCAACGCCCCTGCTGCTGCGGTCTTGCCTGTTCCAGCAACACCGAACAACAGTATGTTCGGCATGTCATTGTTGACGACCCAAGAACGTGCATCTCTAACGAACTTCTCTTGTCCTATAATTTCAGTCATCGATTTTGGCCTATATTTTTCTGTCCATAACATTGTCATTCACCTTTTCATATTGATAGTAGTAGTTCCTGTTGATCATAACAGTCCCTACCTTTCGTATGCTTTTCTCCATCCTTAGCATCTGTGACATTGATCTAATATTCAATGCATGATGCTTGTACTTACTGTTCCAAGCAGTGAGAACATCCACGCTGGTGAATGGTCCCTCGGCTTGTTCAGCGAACTCGGAGATGAAGTTCCGAACTCTTTGTGTCCTGTAGTATTTCTTCATTAGAAATCCTCCAAGTAAGAAGATACAGGTGTAGGGTCTGTCTTCTTCCTTCTTTTCTTCTCCCCTAGTTTAAGCATCCTACATTGCTTGTTATCCAATACCGTCTTCGCATACTCAACGAAGTCAGGATCTTTGAGTAAGTCATCTAGGAGATATGACTCCCTCTTCTTCAATCCCAACTTCCTGCATATACTAGGTAGTTCACTACGAGGATACCTCTTGTCAAATGACAGTCTTCGGTATATCTTCCCCTCATGCTTGTATGTCAGCAACTCATAGAAGTAGTCTGAAGACCATCTTCTCTTCACCACTGAGTCAACGAAGGCTAACTTGTTGGGATGTATGTTGGATGATAGTAGGCTCATCAGTAGTGCATCAGCAGGTTTGTTCAACTTCATCAACTCCACCACCTCATCCCTGTCTACATTCTTGAGATACTCAACGACCAAGGTAAAAACGTCTAGGTCATATTGCCTAGGCTCAACGCTGTTGGGTGCTATTTCCCTAAGAGTCTCTTGGAATAGTTTCTTTGAACCTGCTCTCTTCAACTTGCACATGTTGAATATGTCCTTCGGGACACTCTTCTGATCAATCGAAGTGAGAACGATCTGTCCTCTATACTCCTTCAACGTCTTCTTGATGGCATCCTTGTTGGGCTTATGGTGCATGTCCTCTATGAGTATCCCTCTAGATATTGGGATACTGTAGTTGTCATGTATGTCATACTCATCTGCATAGAAGATAATAGGGTCTTCAGAAAGATACTCCAATGCCTTGCTCGTCTTCCCTGTTCCGGGCTTACCGACCATCAATATTGGTCGAATCTGCTTCGTCGTCGTCCAACTCATTCATTCTCACTTCCATTATTTCTGTATATTTCTTCTCACAATCAGCACAGTCTATTTGTGCCATGTAGTATTTCAGTGGTCCTTCGTACATGATACCTGCTTGGTATGCGAAGTCCTGACCACCACACTCCCTGCACCCGTTGAATACGAGTAGGAGCATCGACTTGTCTATGATTTCCTCATCATCTGCATCATCGTCATATGTCGGTATCAATGCCTTGACCATGTGACACGATCCACATAGACTACCATACTCAGCCATGTATACATTACACCTTGAACACTTCAAGATATCACTCCGCCTTTAGTTCGATCATTCTCTCAAGACCTGTGAGTGAATGTTGTAGATTCTTGTTGAACAAGTCTACTGCCTCTCTAAATTTAGGCCAGTCATTTCTGACATCGGGTAGGTTATCAGGTATTAACTCACACAACTTATCCAAGTTATTCTTGCCTGTTATGATTAATATCGGTCTAGGTCTAGACTTATGTTCCTGCTCCTTGTATCTAGATTCTATCTCATACATATACAAGGTTCTCTGTATGGCTTTCAACATATTTGAGTCACCTCTCATGGTCACTCTAAGTCTGACTCTATACCCTATTCTAGTAGAATCATCCCTGTTCACGTTTATCTCTAATTTAGGCAGGGACAGCATAATCCCGATTAACTGCTCTTTTGTATACATATCATCACTTAGCAAAATACTCGTCTCGTAGATGCAAAGCCCAATCGTCTGCGTCGGGATTTATATGTTGCGCCTCTATCTTGTCGAGTTTAGGCCAATAGACATGTCTTGGGGAAACCCGGTTGGTTCCCTCCCTCATCGCATTGTCAACTGCATAGTCAGCAGCCTGTTGAACGAATGAGTCTATCATATCCCATAGATAGTAGTTCATCGATCTTGAGATAGAGAACCTCTTTCCATGTGAATCTGAGTGTGACTTTATCGTATTTCTGAATGTCTTGGCGATGTCTATTTTATTCGCAGTCCTTCTCTTTGGCTTATCCACTGTCGGAGTCACCAACTGACCATTTGAATCCAAGTAAGGACAGGTATTCACAGGACGTTGTATCTCGTTCTTGAAACCAACATGCTGCAAAGTCGCTATCCCTTTCTCTATCGATACGCATCTGTATGGTATCTTCTTTACTAGTGAAATCATTCCAACTTCTATCATTATACCATCTCCATTAAATCACTCATCTTGTCTATGTCTGCTGGATACTTGTCATCCCTGATCGTCTTGTTCCTTGGGAACCTTATGCTGTATCCCTCATCGGTGAGGGTCACTGCTTCAAATGCGATAGTCAATACTATCCTAGGAAGTACATTGTATTCGTTGTCTATCACAGTTTCAATGTTCTTCCTCAACCTACCTGTGAGTCTCTCAAGATCCTCATCTGAGAACCCATTACCAACATATCCTATTTTGACGTAGTTTCCATTGTCAAGTATGGATACACCATATGTGCTAAAAAGCCCGATGTTCTTTCCCTTGCCCATCTTAGCAGATGTAATCACCACATCTAACTCATACTGCGCAGGTTTGTACTTCCACCAAGAACTACTTCTCTTTCCAGCATCATATGTGGCAGTGGCATCCTTCAACATGATACCCTCAAATCCCTCATCAATCGCATTGTTGTATATCGCATTGATGTTGAACTCACCTAGGGAATCATGGTAGTAAGGACATGATGGGTACGGTAGTTCTGACAGTAGTTCCTTACGTTTCAACTGTGAGACACCCATGAGATTATCGCCTTTATAATAAAGAACATCAAAAGCGACGACCTCAATCGGACACTTCTCAATGGCCTTCTGAACATCCTTAGAATGTACCCTAGTAGCCATTTTCTGATGAGGCAACGGTCTTCCGGTAGTATCTACCGGATAGAACTCGCAGTCCAATATGACGCTCGTATCGGGCCATTCTGAGGCCATGTCCAAAACATCGGGAAACTTGTCTGTGACTCTCTTTCCCTTTCTGTTGAAGATGGATACGTTGTTCCTTGACTTGTGTATCTGATATCTATTACCATCGAACTTGTAGTCAACTATCGTATCATCGAACTTCTTCATTCCGGGTCTTGGTTTAGCGAGCATTGGTTTGATGAACTGGCCTGTGATCAATGTCATCTCAGGTTCAACGTCATCCTCTAGGCATCTTACGATGTAGGATAATGAGTGTAGTTTAGACCACTCATTTATCTCATCCCTATCATAGAAGCGTACCAACGCCTTCCTGATGTTGCTAGTTAACACACCTGCTCTTGGTTTCCTCAACCATAGTCTGATGAACCACTTCAATTCTATCCTAGACATCTTGAGAATCTCTTCCTTCAATATCTGAGCATTATTGGACTCCCTCTTGCTACAGTCAAGTGAAAGTAGGTTGTCCAACTGTTTTATAGTAAGGTTAGATGTTCTATCATTACCAAACGAGAAGTTGTACATTGCCTCACCTAAGTCTTCAAAGACGTTGGAGTATGAAATCAACTCTTCATCAAATACATCGAAGAAACTAGAGAGCCATCTTATCGCTCTACTGTCTGATATATTATTGGGTTCGTATTCCATATTCAGTATCTTGACAACCAGTGACCTATCATGAAAGGTAGAGAAATGTCTATTGAAATACGAGTTGAATGATTCTTCACTGTTCTCATATGCCTCTAGGAAATTGCATAAATGCACCATCATGTCATTCCCTCATACTGAACGCTACAGTATGCACATGCTTCTCACTCATCTTCCTATCCTTGGAATCCTCAAACTCCAAAACGAGTTTGTCCAAGAACAGATCGAAATGATTCGCAATGTATTTCTGTAGTGCATCATACGTATTAGGATCAACGTATGTCCAATCACTCAACTTTTCCTTCAATGCTATTTTCATCTTCCTGTTTGAAATCATAATTACCACTCATCATTCTGTTTAACGTCTCTACGACTTTTGTTGCTTCATCTTGGTTGAAGCGCACACCCTTCCTTGTGGGTGAACCATTCTCAAACCATCGAATGTCAACGATGGGGATGTTCCAATACTCACCAGTGAGAACAACTAGTTCCTTTGCTGGACCCCTAGGAATCCTAACGAGTATCTTTTCATTCTTCATACCATCCACTCCTGAAGTTATTCAATTCCTTGAAGGATCGGAAATACCTAGGTGATGCTAACTTGTCCAATCTGTTGACTACCCAAACAACACCACCTAGGCTCGATACCTTCACAATTTCATACTCACCGTCTTCCACTTGAATAACTTCCTCAGTGGATATCTCAGGTGATAGACCATACTGCTTCGTCAACAACGTGCCTATCTTCCCCATATTCTCAGCAACATACTTCACAATCAGAGATCGTTGTATGGGAACCTTGGCATCGACAGTGACTTGGATAGAACCCTTCCACTTGCATACCCTACAACCCATCCCCTTCTTCTTCTCTTCCTTCTGACATATTGGGCATGGTATTTCTGCTGGCAATGGGGCAGGGAAGTTGATTGTGACTGCCCTTTCCATGTTAGCAACTTCCGTCCCATAGCCTGTATCTAACAACGTAGTCGTATGTCATGTTCATGCTGAAGTCAGGGAAGTGCAGTATCGCACTACCAGTCGTTCCATATCCATCTGATATGTATAGACCGTTCTGATTCACATGTCCTGTCTTAGACTCGAATGTGGTATTGTCGAATACCACTGTGTTGTTCTCAAACACGAAGGATGTGTGTGATGCTGTGTATGTGAAGTAGTCCAACTGGAACAACATCGTATCATTGCCTAAATCAACTATGGGCATGGTGCTGTTATTGTCCTGCATCCACGTCACTTCCTCATCCACCCTAACCCAATCAGGAGTAGGGCATTCGGAGAATACATCCTCCGGGTCGGGTATGGCCTCAGTGCATCCAGCCAACATCGTGCTTATCATCAATAGTGCGATTACCTTCTTCATTCCTCTTCGCCTCCAAAGTCGAATAGAGTCGGAGAGACTCTCTGTGGGCTAACGTGACCAAACTGGTATTTAACGAATTTAGATGTGTTCGACTTCAAGTTGTATGAGAAATACTCATTGTCACCAACAACGATGGCATGTTCCATCATGGGCCTCCATGTGTTGATCGTCCTCCAATCAGTCCCACTGAAGAAAGCCTGACCGAATGGATGTGTGTGTATCCATACCTTGATCGGCAGTTTCATCCCGAATATCGACTTGTCATCTTGATTGAACCATACAAGTCCGGGGTTTCCCTCACTACAGTACATATTGTCGTTGGAGTCAATCACAACTTGAATCTCATTACCATTACATACGTCATGAGTCACTGCCCATATCAAATCCAAGAAACGCTCACATTCCTCATTTACAGGCCAAAACGATATGTCCTCTACATTGTCGGCATAGTGAGACTTTATCTCATCAAACTTCGCATTGTCATACACTGCCACTGCTTCATCCGATAACATACAACACACCTCCAACAAGTATGACACCAACAACGAGCATCAGCAGCATCCTGCTTCTGTTCCTGTACACTGTCACTCTTCTGTTTACCATGCCGACGTTCTTGGTTAGTTTGTCCACTGTCTTTCGTATCTCTTCGTCAACCTTGGTCAAATCACCAATCATCTCGTCCTGCACTGTGTCAGTGACGCTTTGGTATGTTTCGTTCTCTATCAATTCCAATCCTAGTGCGTTGACCTTGTACTTCAAGGAACCAACGGTTCTCTTGTATCCATTTTGGAAGAATTGCTCTTGTATTCTAACAAGGCTATACCCATCCTCAATGCAGTTCTTCAACAACACTACTTCTGTTTCTGTCCATTTCTTACTCATCTTTTCAACCTCCTATAGTTATAGGTGAATTCTTTTGCTAGAGCCATTGCTCTTTGTTCATCAATTATACTGTTATTTCTTGTGATATATTCGGCTATCACATGTATGGGTTCTCCACCCTCTATCATCATCATAATATCGCTCATCCTACTCATATGCTCACCGTCACGAAATCCGATACTTCCTCATCATTGAATCTCTTCTGAATCCATTGTGAGCCCATTGCTGCGATTACTATATTCATCTGATTCACCTGTTCTGCGGAACCATCCCACTCCTGTGCTTGGCATGAGTAGGAACCATCATCACCAACTAATAGCATATCAAGTTTGTTTTTGTCGATGTCTGATGAGATCAATACGGCATTTCTTCCCTGCGCTCTCAAGTCCAGCCACTGCTTAGGTTTCTTTGAATTGTATAGCATTCTTCTCGTACTCATGTTATCAACGCAACAAACAACAAGATCATACTTGTCAAGATCCCTATCCATAACAACATCAAATGGTTGTGCCTTGATGTTGAACTGTGTCTGCATGGACCTCGCCTTTGTATCTCCAATGTGAGATACGTTGTAGTTCTGATACAGAATGTTCTTTCTTTCTACCTTATCTGAGTCAAAAACCGTTAGGTCGTATATCTTCAGTTTATTCAGGAATTGCACAAGGAAACTCCCTATGCCACCTGCTCCTATTATCAATATCTTTCTTTTACTCATTTTAATCACTCATCCTCTTCTCTCTTTAGTTCATCCAAGAGATGCTGTGGCGCACCTGCTTCAATCAATCTTACTTTTAGTACCTCATAGAGCCAACAGTCGTCACAACAAACTCCCTCTTTGACAGGTTCCGCATCATGACCCCACCAATGGGGATTATCATCGTCTATTCGCATTGTTTTTTCACATATTACACATATTTCCAATCTTACCATCATATTATCAACTTCCTCTTAAATTGTAAGTAGTATTCAGGAACTACTTGTTTCCTCTTCATTCCTAGGCATCTCAGTATCCTAGCAGCAGCAGTTCTGATCGTCACTTCTGAGACACCTTGGGTTCGCTGCAACTGCCTTTGTGTCACACTTCTCTCATTGAATCTCGCAGTTAACCAAATACCTGCGAGAACCTGTGTCGTGGTAAATGCCTCATCTGAGAACATTTCCTTGATACCGTAGAGTATCTCAATGCACTCACTCATCAAGTAAGTGTCATCGTCGTAGGAGCCGAGTGTGTCAGTAAGTATCCTTTGTACCTCGCTCTCTATGTTTATCTGCCTAGGTCTTATGTTGTCTCCCAATGCCCTCATCGTCTTCTTCAGTAGTTTGAAGAAGGGCTTGAACTCCTGTCCATTCGTCTTGCAGAATTGCCTGACTGTCACACTGACATTGTGTTTCCTGAGTGTGGCATATGCAACAGCAGCACCAAACATTTCTGCATTTGACGCATGATACTGAAACCGTCTCTCCCTCAAGAAGTTGGAGATGTATGCTGCATCCTCCTTCATCGTCTGTGATGGGTTGTAGTAGGATAATGCCATGTGGATGATCGATCTATACTTGTCACTTTTCTTATTGTATCTCTCGACTCTCTTCAATGCCCTTATTCTCTTGTCACCATACTGACCTGCTCCTATGACTGAGCCTAAGTCCTTGGTTCTACTGACTGACTCCCTACCTATCATGCCCATGTCTCTTCCGGGCATCATCATACTACTGGTTTCCTCTAAGGGAGTCAGCATGATGACAAGACCACAATTGTCACAGGTGTGTTCACCTAACCTCTCATCATAGGTAGACTCACTATTACCACATTCAATGCATTTCATTTTCTTCACTTATCTCATTATTACATCTATCTATCCATTCTTTGTCTACTCTTATCACCTTTGGTGGAAGATTGCTTCTTAGAGTATGGATCGCATTCACTGCTGCTTGGTCATTCAACAGGGCCAACGCCCTAGATACTATCTGATCACCTATGCTAGAGTTCCCATGTATGTTGTCTATGCATATGGGTCCATTCAACTTGTATTGACCCATCGCAACTTTGTGGGTTCTGTGTGGTGAAACACCGCTTATGGAATATACCTCTACGCTTTGATGCTTGTTGGAAGTGCGTCGTTGTGGTATGATCACCCAATCAGCGAGTTGACCATTCACCAACATACTCTTCCTAGGGAGATGATCATTCTCATCCTCCTTGTGCATGAACACCTTCAACCTAGTGGGGAACTTGGCCTCCATCTCAGTAAGGAGTTTCTGCGCCCTTTCCTCTACGATCTTCTGTGTTCTATTCTGATCTAGGAAATGATGCATTACTCGCTCAGTCGATGCTGACATGTTCTTGTAGGTATCCATGTCTAGAGTTCTGATTAGATTCATAGGAGAAAGATTCCACTTCTTCGATCTGTTGTTCATGTCCTTGTGATATTTTAGGAAGGAGTCTAGATCCTTGTTCTTTATTGGAATCCATAGAGAGTCTGATATCTCCAATGCACATTCCTTATCACTGATTCTCTTTGTGTTGAGTCTGACCTTCACTCTCTCACCATCCCTGAAATATCGATATGGTGTCCTGTTCTCCAAGGCATGAATAACCCTAGGTGGAACAGTGAGAAGCATGTTGACATACTCCTTCATGGTCACGCTACTCTTCTCAAAGCATAGTCTATTGATGATCTTGGACATTATGTGTTCTGCGTTTTCCTTGGAAACTGCCACTCCATTCAGTCTGACACTTGATTTATTGTAGAGAAGATGTACGGTAAACATACCATCCTCCATCTTCCTAGATATGATGACATTCTGATTGTCGTCATTGTATATTACCGAGAACTTGTTCAACCTAGACCTTGGAAAGAACCAAACTCTCATCGCTTGTCTGATATTCTCAAGTACAGGGTCATCTGAACTGGACATATTCGTATGTCCCACTTTCATCATGTGTTCGCCTAGATGGTTGACAGTATTCCTTCTCCTTCTATGAGAAGAGAGTGGAGGAACATACCTGACGAGCATCGATGTCTTGTAGTATTCATCCCTATTGTCATTCGGCGTTGGTATTAGCACTTTGATTTTCATTTATATCACCTAATTCATTTCTTATTTTATAGTCAAGCCATGCTTGTTTGTCAAACATATACTGTCTGAAATTATCCTTAACATTAACGTCGTGGATATCATGAGAGTTTTTCCTATGATACACACTCTCTAACCTATTGTAGACATAGGTGCTAGAGACATAACCATTAAGAAAACTATCTTTCAGACGTTTCAGATCATAATCGAACTCTTCACTGAATATGTCGATTATCTCAATCATTTGTTTCTTGTCAAATCTTTTTTTATATTTCACAGGCTCCACCAGCGCAAGCAATCTCGCCGGAAAAATCTGTATTGTCATTCTCTTCAACTACCTCAGTAAAATTGACATCGGCTAGTAGTTGAAACATTCTGTTGTAAGTCTCTTCATCACATTCCTCAAACGGTGCTTGAGTGTAAGTGCCGCCACTGTAGGGCAACACAGCAAGACCGTTGTAGTAGTGTCTGTTCTTCCACATCCACTCTCCTGCTCTTTCCCACTCATCCTCTCGGACTGATATTGTGGCAGATACATTGTGACCGTTTACTCCCCTGTTGTGTCCTTGTTTGACCCAACGAAGTGAGAAGTCCTTCACCCTCTCTAGCATCTCCAAGGCAGACTCATGCCTTGTGATGATGTTTCCTGAAGGTGCTTTCTGTGGTATGGACAGTACAGCATCAGTAGCCTTCAGCGTATCATCCTCAACCAAGTCAGGAACCGTCTCTTTCAAGTAGGCGTATATTGGTTCTGTCTTGTTCATCCTGACTCTTCTAATGTAATGAGGGGCATACCAAGCATGAATACCTGAAGATGTTCCCAATACACAAGAAGCAGTCCCTGATGGTTTGATGCAAGTAATCCTAGCGGATTGTCTGACACCAATGATATCAGCGACTCTCTTGTTCTCTTCCTTGGCAATGTATGCTGCATGTTCAACATCCAAGTCAGATACCTTGTTGCTGGCAATACCAGTCATAGACACACCTAGCAGGGAATCCCTCTCGGTTGTTCTCTTCCATACTTCCCTCAGATAGTGGAAGTCAGTGTATGCTGCTTGTAGTGTTCCTAGGAACGTAGCAGCCTTCACTCTCTCTTCCAAGTCCTCTTGGGACTCCACATCAGAAACGTTGCACTCAGTTAGGTTGCAGAACTGATATGGTCGTAGTGCTATCTCACAACATGGGTTGGTTCCCCAATCCTTGTCATGACTATGGTATATTCCGGGCTCTCCTGAGCCCGATTGAACTATTCTGTCCCATAGGTCGAAGAAATACTCCTTCTTGAGTTTGCTTCTTACCAATACAGCAGAATTGTTGGCTCTTGACCTTTGAGGGTTGTCTCTCCAAAACTCTCCTGACTTACATGTGATCATATCCATGTCATCTGCTGAGAATAGGCTAATCAAAGCAGCCCTCCTTATTCCACCTGCCAATACTGCATCAGCGATGTAGCATAGCATGTCATGGACTTCTAATGATGACAATTGAGAACCGTTCTTCTTCTCCATGAGCATGTTCTCTATCTTTACGATACATTCCCTCAATGGTGCTGGTCCCGGCGCACGACCACCTGATGTTTTCAACAAAGCACCCTTTGGTCGTATATCCCTGTAATCGAATACTGGTGTTGATGTTCTCTTACCAGTATAAGTCTCGAATAGTATCTTAACAGCGTCAGCCCATCCCTCTATCGAGTCATTTACGAGTATTCTTCTCTTTCTCTCAGGATTGGGTTGTATAATCTCAGGTAGTTGCTCTATGTGGTGGTATTGTACCGAATAACCGACACCTGTGCCACCTAATAGTAAGAACATTGCTTCTGAGAAGCATTCTATCGCATTGATTGGCATATAAGCACAATTGTATATCCTGTTTGGCGATAGTTCGATTGGTTTTCCAGCAAATTGCATGGATCGCATCGATGGTAGAACTTTCTTGGGTATTACATAGTTCTCATACACTTTTATTATATCATCAACGAAGTCCTGTCCGTGATGTTGGAATTTATCAACGTGCATGGTAAGGTTTCTGTAGCAAACCTCTTCCCAAGATTCTCTTCTCTTTTCTGCTGGTATGTATTTTGCGTATTTCGTGTAAACGTTAAAGTCTGATAGTAGTTTTTGGTCTAATTTCATAGTTATCTCTCCTAATAGTAGTTTTTTGAAGGAGGGAGAGCAAGGCACTCTCCCCCCTTCGAGGGGGTTTATCCTCTCAACCGCCTATGATGGCAGGTGCGAGTGTTATGTTATCCACGGAAGTCCAATCGACTTGGCTGATGGTTTCCCTGCTTGTCAGTTCTCCATCTATGAATACCCAATGGGTAGGATGCTCATTGATCTGCTCAATGGCCTCAGTCATTGTCACTTCTAGGTCTGTGTGTCCAGTTTCATTCATTATCACTAATTGCATGTCTTTTTCCTCCGGTATTTTCTTGTTTTCTTCGATAGTCCTTAAGCGTTGCCGCCTAGTTCCTTGAGCCTTCCCGACAATACGTTGATCGTTGTCTCGTAGTGTGTGCAAAGTGCATTCAATTCGTTTGCCTTGTTAACGACTAACTGCAATTGCTGGTTGAGGTAAGCAATCTGTTCTTCAGGGGTTGCTGGCCTCGTCTCAGGTTCTTCGACTTTCGGCTGTTCTGCTTCTTTCTCATTTTTATTGTCTTTCTTTTTACTCATTTCAATCATCTCCGAGTCCTATGGGCCACAAAGCCCCTATGACTACTGCTCCGACTGCTACTTTCACTATTTTTCCTAACATTTCATTCACTCCTATTTTTCATTTCTTCAATTAACCTAGAGGCTTCGTACTTGGTCAACCCGTCCGTGTCTCTTCCATAGCCTAATGCCTTTAGGTAGTTTCGCTGTTTCTCCGTTGCCGGAGTTTCATCCGAGGCCCTTGTCAATATCTTGTGTAATGTCGATGCTTGTGCATCGGACATCATACCGTCATTCGACAGCCTCTTCTTCATGTCACTTAGGAAGTTCCTCTCCCAAGCGTTGATTCCATCTTCCTCACTAAACACACGGAAACCATAGTTATCACATGCGTATGCAAACTTGGATTCCTTCGTCTCGTTCTTCATCCTCTCGGATAACTCGATCTGTCTCCTTCTAGCATCTAGAAGATTGTCCTCGGTTTCTAACTCTTGGACATGTCTCTCCTTGAATGCGAAGAACAGTGTCAGGTCATTCATCAGTGAATCATTCGGGTATCCCCTAGACGATTGTTGGTTCCTAGTGTTGTCAGGGTGATTCCATCGCCATACGATAGAAGCCATCTCATAATCAGAAGTACCATATGTACCCGATCCTCTTTTTCGCAACTTGGTGATGCTTCTCTTCATCCTCAACTCATTGTCCCAATACTTCTTACCAGTATCCCTGACGTTGACTCTAAGATCAAGGTCTTTGACTGCGTTGAACATATCAGTGAATGCCTTGCCATGTCTAGCCCACCAAGCATCCTTCTTCATTGACTCGACCCTAACGCTGACCCATTGCTCGATCATCTCATCAGTGATCTCATCATCCTTGAGGTTCTTCTCATTGGCAATGGCCTTCATGATCATGTAAGAGTTGATGTGGTCGGAACCAACACACTCGATGTTTCCATTCTCAGTGTTCTCTATCTCAAAGTGATATACGATATGATGACCACATAGACAGTAGTTGGGATGTAGTAGTGCGAACTTAGGCGCACTTGAGCCATCGCCCCAATACACATCACCAGTGGCCCTCCACTCAAGTTTGGCCTCATCATAGTTATCCGCTACAGATAACTCAACTATCCTCTTCATGAGTTTCCTATCCCAATGGCCCTTTCCTAGTTCCCTCTTTGGGCTCCATTCTTGTCTCTCCATTGTCAATTCAATTGCTTCTCTCGGTATCCAAGAACTATCCATCAATAATCACCCTCCGACTTCTCATACATTCTTTGTTCCTCTAGCCATGCTTGAAGCATGAAGTCTATCTTACCAAAGACAGCCTCACTAAGACCACCAATGGTCTTTCGATGTAGTGCGAGCCAAGTCCTGTGTGCTGTATTCAGCACGACCTTGACGTTATCACTCTCATCAGGTGTCACCATCAATGGTGGCATTTCTTCATCATTCACCAATACAAAATCTACATTTACATCCATATTCAATACCTCCTTCCTGCGTGTGGAAGATCCTGTGGTTTTATCTCCCACAATATTCCACTTTTTACTTGACGAGACATCTCGCCTTCCCATATTCGACCCCATTCCTCAAATGTTCCTTGGACAAAGCCGAACCACAGTGGATATCCACCGTAATTCTTGTCCTCTAGTTCAGTAGCGAACAAATAGTCACCTGAGATGGATTCCCATCCCTTGATGACCTTGTGATTAACATCACCTCGTTGTATGTACAACTCACCATCTATCGTCACTACATCACTCATTCTGATTCCTCCTTGTTGATTACCATGATAGGTTTCTGATCCTTGTTGCTCTCTTTGCGAAGAAGCCACTCTTCCATTATAGGGTGCAGATTATCTCGCTTCTTACCTGTGATCGGACTATAGTTGGTGATCATCTGTAGAATACCATATGCGGTGTATCCCTCATCGACCATCTTCTTGATCTTGTAGTAAAACAAGATGTCCATTTCGTTCTCTGTCTTTCTTCTTATCTCATCTAATTCTTCTATTGTTATTTCCATTATTCAACCTCCTTTTCATTTAACAGATAACAAGCCATGCAGGGTTCCAACGAATCCTCCCATGCGGCATCGGGAACCACCACATAGCCTGTATCCTTACATTCTTCACACGTTATCATTTTGCCACCTTTGTTCTACATCTTGCATAATAGCACGTTCTTTCAATTTGGCCCTGAACATCGCCATACGAGCCTCTTCTTTTACCTGCATGTTGAATATGTGATCTTCAGGCCACCATTCAGGTCTTCTATCGATCTTTGCGAACTTTAACAAGTGCATGTATCCGTCGCTCATGTGAATCTTCTTCCTGTATGGCTTCCACTCAGCGAATGACCATTTACCGTTGAGATAGTATTGACGATATTCCTCAACTACATCCTCCATCGACATCATGATTCTCTTTGACCTATACTTATCAGCCATTGCTGGTTTAGGCAAGTCTCTGACATTATCAAAGTCATAGTCTGAGATTAGGTTCACATCATCGTTGAGGCTAGGGTTGTTGTCATGTGAATCACTCACATACCTCATTCTATCTAACCATCTACTACCATGCACCTTGCCATCTCTATCATAATGGCGGTTTGGATCATCCTTTATATTGAGGTCATCCACTATTTCCTCCCTTGCCTGTAGATACAAGCAGTACATGACGAACAATGGATACACATCATTCATTCTCTTTTGGACGGAGTGATACTTGTAGGTCATCGTTTCATTGTCATCATTGACAGTGGAATACCTTCCAGTGTACTCATTGCACAATGCAAGTGAATGTAGCCAAAGGTATGTCGCACCATCGAACATCCTAGCCCATATCGTTGAGGGATGGTTGAACATCACTGACTTATACAGATACGGCTGCTTTACCTCATACAACTTATGCAGGAGTTCCCGTAAGGGGATCTTATACTCAAACAGATTTCGCCTAAGATGCGACAACTCATTGTCGTTGAACACTTGATAGGAGTTATACAATCTAAAGTTCATGTAATCATGCATCTTGTTCAGTATATTGGCAGGTATTGCACTAGTCACTATCATTTCACCAAACCAATGTAGGTTGGTCGATAGCATCTGAAAACTCTCAGTAGGCATCTTGACAACATGCTTGTCGATCATCATGGTCGCTGCCCTGATTGGGTTCTTGTCTAATACGAATATATTCATGCTATACCAACTCTATCTCCTACGTAATATAGGTTCTTCATTGCCCTAGTTATTGCTACATAGCACAGGTTGTTTTCCTGTTGCCTGTCTGCTGACGACTTTGCCATTGGGTGTGGCATCACATCAGTCTTGATGATCCAAACGTTGTTGGACTCAAGACCCTTGGCCTTGTGGATAGTGGAGAAAACTACTCCACGATTCTTGCCATCCTTGAATATCGTCTCGATGTTATCAAGCAGTCCCTTGACACTAACTGCGTTTCTTGTTAGATGAACAATGCAGTCATATCGATCTTGGAGACTTTCTGCTTGTTTCTCCTTGTCATTCCTGATAAGAGACATCTTCGCCTCATTAACGAAGTCCTTCAACTGTGGAAGGAACATCTCGATTGGCATCTCATCAGGAACACCTGTCTTCTTGACAAGTGACTTCAATGAAGTGCCGATGTCACGACCAAGCACATACGCTGGTCTGCCTTGTGCTATCATAGCGAAGCATCTCTCAATCAATGGTGCATTGACCCTGCATAGAACCATGTCACCTTCTGATGGATTGAATGGTGCATTGACTGTGACAGTTCCCTCATCAGCCTCATCGTGGCAGTGGTAATCAGGAACATACCTGTTTGCTTCTGCAACAACGGACCTTGGACACCTGAATGTCTTGCTCAATGTGAACTTCTCCACACCTCTTGACGACTTCACAAGTGTTGACTCAAACAGTCCCATCGATGCTGAGTCAGCACCACGGAAACCATAGATCGCTTGATTTGGATCACCAACGACAACCATCCTTCCACCATTACATGCCTTCAGAATAAGTTGCCTTTGTGCCTCATTGAAGTCCTGTGCCTCATCGACAAACAGGACATCGAAATGCTCTATGGAAAGATCCATCACGATTGGTAGCCAAATCATGTCATCGAAGTCAAACTCATCCGTCGTTAGACTTCTACGGTATAGATCAGGTATCGCATTGATTGCAGAATCCCTATCACGAACACCATCAAACTCAATGTTGTACTCGTAGATGATGTCCATCACGGTTCTTCTATCCACGTTGGGATGGAAGGCCATTGACGACTTCAACAGTGAGATCAACTTACCCAACTGGTTCTTCGACTTGTACTTCTTACCTAAGACCAACTCGATGTTGTTTCGGTTCTTCCACTTGTTCATCCTACCTCTTCGATTCACCTTCTTGATTGCCTTCATTCCTAGGGAGTGAAAGGTCATCGCCTTGCAGTCGCTTGGTAGTTTATTGTCCAACTCAGATGCTATGGCCTTGTTGAAAGCCAAGAATCCTTTGTTAGCACCGCTCGTTCTCTTGGAGCCCTGCACAATAGTGAAGGTCTTGCCAGTGCCAGCACCAGCATACACCATCACATGACTTGTGCCATGTTCCAGTTCGTTCCATATCTCTTCTTGTTCATTTGTTCCCTTTATCATTTTCATCACTTATTTTTATTATCTTATTATTGAGTGCAATTATCTGCTTTTGGAGTTTATCGAAATGCTCCGGTCCTCGATGATATATCGATTGTGCAACCTTGGAGTTTAGGTTCTTCATGTTCGTGAAGTTCTCATCGAGTTTCTCCATGTTGTCGATCACCCTATCCAACTTCCTGTCTAGAGCCCTTTGCTGCTCCATCACCCTATCGATCCTGCGATCAATCGCCTCTATCTTCCATGAGTAGAGATCACCTAGGAACTCCCTCATCTTCTCCTGCTTACCCTGAATATTACGAATACCAGCACCTTTGCTGATATCCTTACGCTCATGCTCAGGACACAGTTTCCTAGATGACCTATTGGTTGGAACCTTGAACGTGCGATTGCACTTGTGTCCATCCTCCAATATGTGTTGGCAGTTTTTGTATGGCATAATATCACCTGTGAATAGTAATTAAGTCGGGAAAATGCGGGTGGAGAGAGAGGCCCTGTATCTTGGGATGCGCATTTTTTACCGATACAAACCGACTTTTTTGAGTAGTAGAATTGGGAAGAGAACGATCATCGCTGTACTGTGGGAAAACCCAACACGTAGCCTTTTCTCTTTTTACTCGTACAAACCCAACTCCTGTTAATGTGGATTGGAACACACGTATTATGACACTACGCTGTGTAAGGAAGTGAATAAGAACAATTCGTGTTTTTTTATTCACACAACCAATCCAAGGAGTAGTTTGTTGGGACAATCTGTATGGTGCTATGCCCAATATCTGCGAAGGTGATCAGTCACGATCATCGGTTTACACAATAGAATGTACAGAACTAACTGTTTTTCACACACATCGTTGACTAATACGATATTGCACATACAATCGTGCCTCTTGTTCAAACCGACGGTTTTGCTAATTCTTGTTTTCCGTTTCCCTTTGCTGCTGTAATTGTTTATACCGGACAGCCCTTAACGTGGTAGGGAATCAACTTCTGCATCTTTTCAGATTTTACTGATATCAAACCCAACTGTTCATGTGACCTATGTGAGTCACTATGAATCTGAACGCATTGCTATCAGCAGCAATGCAAGGTAGCCAATGAGATCCTTGACGATATCCTCATCAGCCTCCATTGAGTCATTTCCTCTCATGAGGCGACTCAACTTGTCATCAATCCTGACTTTCAACTGCTCGTCCTTGTCTACCTTGGAGAACACCCGAACAGGATTGAACACCGAGTCTCCATATTGGATGTTCTTCTGAAGAAGGAACTCCTTCACCTCATCCATGACTTGCTCGATGTTTTCTTGAGTAGTAATTTCTTTCACCTCCCCACTACTTCCACTAGTCTGTGGATGTGGGTGGTGGTTTTTCTTCTTGTCGTTATTTGGTGTCATATTTTCTACCTCTTGTGTCGTTTCTCACTCGTTTCTCATTAGAGTGAGAACAATAATGATACACATATCGCTGATATGTTATTCATTTTGAATCAGATAGGGGGTCATTTCTCATTTCTCTCATTTCTCACCCCTCTATAGCAAGAGAGAGAGAGAGAGAGAGAGAGAGAGAGAGAGATAGAGAGAGAGAAGAGAAA